CTACTAGAGATATTTTTCCTGGTATTGGAGCATTTTTAGGATGAGTTGGAAAGATATTGTATTGCAACAGGCACAAAAGGAGTCACCAAAAGAAATCTGTGGACTGTTAACTATTTATAAGGGAAAAGAAAAGTATTTTCCTTGTAAGAATATAGCTGAAGATAAAGGAGAATATTTTATTTTAGATCCTGATGATTGGATAAAAGCTGAAGATGAGGGAGAAGTTGTAGCTGTAATACATAGTCATCCAAATCATCCTCCCTATCCCAGTGATGCTGATTTAGCCAGTTGTGAATATTTAGATTTACCTTTTTATATTGTTACTCCAGAAACAGAACAATGGCATTATTTTAAACCCTCTGGTTATAAAAAAGGATTGATTGGCAGAGAATGGGTTTGGGGAGTGCAGGATTGCTGGAGTTTGATACATGATTGGTATGCAGAGAAAAAAAGCATAAAATTAAAACACTGGGAAAGACCAAAAAGTCCTAAAGAATTTAGTGAAAATCCATTATTTGAATATGCTGCATCATCAACAGGTTTTATTGAATTAGAAGATACGGTAGATTTAAAACAAGGTGATGTTCTTCTTATGGACACAACAAATACAGGTAAATTAAATCATGTAGCCTTGTATTTAGGAAATCAAACTATTCTTCAACATTGTGTGAAAAGACTTAGCTGTAGAGAACTATATGATAAAGAACATATAGACTGTACTAAGAAGAGGTATCGCTATGCTCAGTAAAATAAAAGTTTACGGAAGATTAGCTCGATTTTTAGGAGAGCGTACCTTTGAAGCCGAAATATCATCACCTACAGACGCTTTTAAATTCTTACTATCAAATTTTCCTAATTTAGAATCTCACATGATGGAACAGAATTATTGCGTAAAAGTAGGAGATTATGAGATTAATGAGACTGAGTTAAATATTCCTACAGGAAGTCAAGAAATAAAAATTGTTCCAGTAATTATGGGAGCAAGAAGAGGACTTGGAAGGTTTTTATTAGGAGCAGTTTTAATTGGTGTTGCGGTGTTTGCTCCAGCAGCAGGATTAGGTTTAGGAGGAGGTAGCCCTTTATTATTTGGAACTACTGGTGGAGGTGCATTAGCAGCAGCAGCAGGGAATTTAGGTATATATCTAGCTTTATCAGGTGCAGCACAGATGTTAACTCCAACAGAAGAACTTGGCGGTGCTTCTGACGATCCAACAAGTTTTACATTTAACGGGATACAGAATACTATAAGGGCTGGCGTTGCTATACCAGTTGTGTATGGTGAAATATTTACTGGATCTCTTGTAGTCTCAGGAGGTATTGATACAGATGACTTCTCAGGTTAATTATGTTTAAAGTTGCTGGAATACATCCTGGAGCAGGACGTAAAGAAATTCAGTTAAACCCTTTTAAATGGTTTGGTGGTGGTGGACCTGGGGGCGGTGCTACGGTTCTCCTTGTTCAGAGTGCCATACAAAGTAAACAGGCAATAAATCTTCTTGAAGTAGTAAGTGAAGGAGAGATTGAAGGTTTTCCATCCGCAGCAGGATTAACAAAAGGAACTGAAGCTTATAATAAAGCAGCTTTAAAAGATATATTTTTATCATCTACACCTATTGTTAGGCCAAGTGCAGACCCAAGTAATATTACAGAAGCTGACTTTAATTTTAAAGGAATTAAGTTTGAACCTCGTTTTGGAACGTCAGATCAAACTTTCATAAAAGCTATTAGTGATATTCAAAATGAAGAGGCTGTAGGAGTAAAAGTAACTAATGCTTCACCTGTCACTAGAACTATAACTGAGTCAAATATTGACGCTATCAGGGTTACAATTCGTTTTGATGCACTAGTAGCTATTAACGAAAAGGATGGAAAAAATATAGGAACTTCTGTTGATGTATTTATAAAAATTACCGAAAATAATGGAACTGTAAGTCTTTTTAATAAAAATACTGATAGTGACGGACCTACAATTTTACCTTCTAGTTTGTTTGGTGCTCTTTTCTTTAATCTCACAAATAATTCAGAATTTACTATTAGAGGAAAATCAAGAAATTCATATAGCAGAGATTTTTTAATTCCTATTAAAGATGATGCCTCTTTTCCAATACAGGTAACTGTTGGTAGAGATTCTGCTGATAGTACGAGTGAAAGAATTACTGATACATTCTCATGGTCATCTTTTACCAAAATAATAGATGAGCAAAGACCTTATCCTGATATAGCTCATCTTTACTTACGTTTTGATGCTGAACAGTTTCCAACGATTCCAGATCGTATGTATCGGATTCGTGGAGTAAAGGTTAAAATTCCCCACAATGCAACTGTAGACCAGACGAATGGAAGATTAACTTATAGTGGCACATTTAATGGAACGCTTACTACAACAAAACATTGGACAAGTGATCCTGCTTGGATATTGTTTGATCTGTTAACAAATAGTCGTTTTGGATTAGGAGATCATATAACTGAAACTCAACTTGATAAATTCGCTTTCTTCAGTGCTTCTGTTTATTGTTCTGAATTAGTTGATGATGGAGATGGAGGGCAAGAACCTAGATTTAGCTGCAATGTGGTTTTACAGACAAGACAAGACGCTTTTAAAACAGTAATGTCTCTTAGTTCTGTCATGAGAGGTATGACATTCTGGAGTGCAGGATCTCTTACTCTTACTCAAGATAGACCTACAGATCCTAGTTATCTTTTTAATCTTTCAAATGTTACAGCCGAAGGTTTTGTATATTCTGGAACGAGTTTAAAAACAAGATCTACTGTTGTATCTGTGTCTTATTTTGACATGGCAAATCAAGAGTTAAATTTTGAAACCGTTGAAGATACCACTGCAAAAACTAAATATGGAATTATTCATAAAAAAATTACAGGTTTTGCTTGTACATCAAGAAATCAAGCTAGAAGATTAGGAAGATTTATTCTTTTTGAAGAACAAAACGCTACAGAAACAATAAATTTTGCGACAGGGTTAGCAGAGGGAGTAGTTGTTAGACCAGGACAAGTTATTGAAGTAAGTGATCCAGTAAAAGCGGGTGTTAGAAGAGGAGGCAGAATTAGTTCTGCAACAACAAATACAGTAACAGTTGATAATACATCTGAGACAGATTTAGATGCCACAAATAGTCCAACACTTAGCGTAATAATGCCTGATGGAACAGTTAGCACTAAGAATGTAGATTCAATAAGTGGTGCGGTAATAACACTGGCAAGTGGTGAGAATTTTCAAATGAAAGATGCAAGTGGTAATTTAGTTAATACCGCTCCAAATTCAAATAGTGTTTGGATTTTAGAAAATACAACCTTACAGACTACTCAATGGAGAGTAGTTGGTATTACTGAAGATAAAGATAACTACGCAGTAACAGCAACATCTTATATTGAAGGAAAATACGCTTTTATAGAAGATGGCTCTCCACTTCCAGTAAGAAATATAACTGTTCTGAATGAATTGGTTGATCCTCCTAATGGTGTTACTGTAACAGAAGAATTTTTTGTAGAAAATGATAAAGCTAGAACCAGATTAAATTTAGACTTTAATCATAATCCTCAAGCTAGTGGATATGAAATTCAGTATAGAGTTGATGATGGTAATTTTACAACAATTAGAACACAGAACTCAGATTTAGAACTTTTAGATTCATTGCAAGGTAGATATGAATTTAGAATATTTTCATTAAATTCAATATTTGAACCTTCTGCCGAACCAGCAGTTTTTACTTTTGATGCTTTAGGGAAAACTGCTCTTCCAGGAGATGTTAAAAACCTAAGAATAGAACCAATATCAGATCAATTTGTAAGATTACGTTTTGATAAATCTGTAGATCCTGATGTAATTCACGGAGGTAATGTTGTTGTTCGTAGCAGTAATTTAACAAGTGGAGCAACTTTTACTAATGCAGTTGATGTAATCCCTGCACTTCCAGGAGCTATCAACGAAACAATCGTCCCAAACATTGTAAATGGAACGTATATTTTAAAATTCCGTGATGATGGAGGAAGATTAAGTCCTGGGGATGCTTCTATAACAATGCTGCAAACCGTTCCAAATACATTACCAAAACTTACTGTTTTAGAAGATAGGGAAGATCAAGATAGTCCTCCATTTCAAGGGACAAAAGTTGACTGTTTCTTCAGCGATGATGTGAATGGACTTGTGCTTGGTTCGCTTGTAACTTTAGATGATGAATCAGATTTTGATGCTATTGCTGATTTTGATTTTATTGGTGCGGTAGATATTACAGGTGGTTCTTATGAGTTCGCTAATACTTTAGATTTAGGTGGTAAACAACCATTAAGGTTAAGAAGACATTTTGTAACTCAAGGTTTTTATCCTAACGATTTAATTGATAGAAGGACAGCCAATGTAGATACTTGGACTGATTTTGATGCAGCCACAGCTTTTAATGTCGGTGCTTCTTTATTAGTAGCTACAACTAATTTAGATCCTGATTTGTCAGTTTCAGCTACTTATGGACAAAGTGGAACGACTATAACAATTACAAAAACTTCACATGGATATTCTGTTGGCGATTTTGTTGTAATTGACTTTACGGCTGGCAGTGCCACAGATGGGAATTATAAGATTGCGAGTGTTCCAAGTTCAAGCACATTTACCGTCACATCAACGACAAGTGCAACTATTTCAAGCGGAACGTCTTGCACCTACGGAGCAAACTTTACGCAATTTAATCCTTTTGTTAATGGAAGTTATGTTGCAAGAGGATTTAAATTTAGATGCGAAATGGATAGTGATGATCCAGCACAGAGTATAGAAATAGATCAGTTAGGATATACAGCAGAAATAGAAAGCAGAACAGAAACGAGTCTTGGTAATGCAGGAGCTTCAACGGGTGGATTTATTGCATCTGGAACGTCAACAAAATCTGTTACCTTTACAAATAGTTTCTTTGTAGGACAGTCTGGTACTAGCATTGCAGCAAATTCTGTATTACCTTCTATTGGAATTACTATAGAAAACGCACAACAAGGAGATTTCTTTGCATTATCAAATATAAGTTCAACAGGATTTGATATAGATGTAAAGAATAGTAGTGGAAATAATGTTGATAGAAATTTCAAATATGCAGCTACGGGCTTTGGACGTGGTAGTTAGAGTTGAATTAGGATATACTTAGAGAAAATTTTGGATTAGGAAATGGCACAACACGATTATGTTATAGATAACTCGACAGGAGCAAATGTCAGGGCTGATATAAATAATGCTTTATTAGCAATATCAAGTAATAATTCTGGATCGTCCGCACCGAGTACAAATTACGCAAGTCAATTTTTTGCTAATACAACGTCAGGCAATATGCAGCTAAGAAATACTGCTAACAATGCTCATGTAAATTTATTTACGCTCGCTGGTGGGCCAGCTTTTGCTGTTGATGGAACGATAAATAGTATAAATATAGGTAAAGGTGCAAACTCTGTTGCTGGTAACACTGTGCTTGGAGAAAGTGCTTTAGATGCTTCTGTTTCTGGTGGAGCAAATATTGCTATTGGTAGAAATGCTTTAACAACTAATACTTCTGGATCAAATAATACTGCCGTTGGGGATGCTTCATTAGAAAATAATACAACTGGTTCTCAAAACGTAGCAGTTGGGCTAAGTACTTTATTTACCAACACAACTGGAGCAGATAACACGGCACTAGGTGCTGGAGCTTTGAATGCAAATACGACTGCAAGTAATAATACTGCTGTTGGAAGAAAAGCTTTATTGTTAAACACAACTGGAACAGGTAATACTGCTGTTGGACAAGGTTCTTTAGATGCAAACACTACAGCATCAAATAACACTGCTGTTGGTAAAGACGCACTAGGAGCAAACTCAACTGGAAGTTCAAACACTGCTGTCGGACATAGTGCTGTAGGAGCGACAACTGGTAGTTTTAATGTTGGAATAGGTCTGCAAGCATTGACATCAAACACAACTGCAAGTAACAATACTGCTGTAGGATCTTATGCTGGTGCTGCTACTACAACTGGAAGCCAAAATGTAGTAGTAGGAGCTTATGCCTTTGATGCTAATACTACAGGTTCAAATAGTGTTGCAGTTGGATATAATGCATTAGGAGCAAATACAACTGGAACAGATAATGTAGCTATAGGTCATGGAACATTAGATGCAAATACTACAGGAAACTACAACGTAGCTGTTGGTAGAAGCTCAATGACTGTAAGCACTACTGGTAGTGAAAATACTGGTTGTGGTTATGGTGCTATGCTTTTCCTTACAACAGGTAGTAATAATTCTGCATTTGGTCTTAACGCTTTACAAGGAAACACCACCGCAGATAATAATACTGCTGTTGGTCATAGTGCCTTAAAAGCAAACACAACTGCTGGACAAAATACGGCTGTGGGAGCTTTAGCATTAAATACAAATACTACAGGTCAGGATAACACTGCTGTGGGTATGGATTGCATGAGATTAAACACCACAGGTATTCAGAATGTTGCTGTCGGACAAAATAGTTTAGAAGCTAATACAACCGCAAATAATAATACAGCCTTGGGTTATGAAGCCATGAAGTTAAACACTACTGGAGCTAACAACACAGCGATTGGTGCACAAGCCTTAGATTCTAATACTACCGCAGCTAATAATACAGCCGTTGGTAAATCAGCTTTAGCAGCAAACACAACTGGAACTAGCAACGTAGCCGTAGGTGCAAATGCTTTAGATGCTTGTACAACTGGAAGTGAAAATACTGCTTTAGGTTACAAAGCTGCAAGTGCTTTAACTGGACATCAAAACGTCTTTGTTGGAGAAAATGCTGGTGTTGTAGCAACTTCTGGTGGTCAAAATACAGTTGTTGGAAGAGATGCTGGTGGTGTATTAACAACAGGATCAAACAATCTTTTACTTGGTGCTGATGCTGGTAAGAGTGGTTCTCCATCTGGTGGTGTATCTTCAGGTAGTAATAATGTAGTTTTAGGAGATAATAATATTGTTAATTTATTTTGCAAGGTAAGTACAATACAAACTTCAGATATAAGAGATAAAACAGATATAAATGATTTTACACATGGTCTTTCTTGGGTTGAAAGATTACGTCCTATTACTTACAGGTGGGATATGAGATCAAATTATGATGATGGTAAACCAGATGGATCAAAAAAAGAAGCAAAAATAAACTTAGGATTCATAGCTCAAGAAGTTTTAGAAATAGAAAAAGATCATGGATTTGCAAGTGAAAAAGATATGATGCTTTTAGTTAATGAAAATTATGATGGTAATTATGGTATGCATTATGATCGACTTGTACCAATACTTGTAAATGCAATAAAAGAACTATCAGCAAAAGTCACAGCCCTCGAAGCAGGGTAAACTACAGGTAACTTAATTTTTAATTATGGAAGAAAGAACCGCAGATGAAATCGCAGCAATCTTCTCTGCTGCTGGTGATAGTGTAACTGTCATCAACACCGCCAAGACATCAGATGAAACTGATGATGAATACAAAGATAAGATCAAGCGTAATGTAGAGCATCTTGAAATTA